TGGCATTTGATTGTTGCGTATCGTAATATAGTTAATCTCAGATGCCGCTCGATCCCCGTAGATGCTCAGAAGATTGCCGATGATTCGCGGCAGCCCATAGGGAGAGCGAGGCGAGTACAGTTTGAAGTGAACGATCTCGTTTGCACGCTTCTCCTCGGGAAACTCCTTCAATTTATCAGCTAGCACTGGATCGCCCGAATCATAGTCGTATACTCGAGGATCGCCGAATTCCTTGAACCAGCGCAACCTGTACCCAGAGATATACGAGAGATTCCGACGTTGCAAGATGCGGCTCTGCACGAACAGCCGGTACCGCTTCCATACCGGAATACTCACAATCTTTATACTGCCGTCAATCTGTAATTCCAGAACCGGAATTTCTACCTTGTACGGGTCATCCTCGGACTTTGACAGCCGTATCTGGTAGCTCGGCATATGGGTGAAGCCCTGAATTTTTCCCGCAGCGTTCCGAAGCACTTCGAGGTAGCCGTTGCCGGTAGTCTCAAGATCCTTGCGTAGCTTCTTACGAAGCGCGGGGAAGCTCTCGTCGATACTGGCATAGGCGAAGAAATTATCGAGCCGCACCTTCTCCGCCCTCATTCCCGCCACTAGCTTCTTATCCGTCTTGTCGTCTGTCTTCACATGCGGCACCAGCCGATGCCCGAAGCCCTCGATGTTTTGCTCCATGGCTTCGATGCACGGTGTCAACTCGGTATTGTGCTCCGGCAGCATGGCCAATGTCAGCATGTCGAAGGGCGGCTCTATCACAAGCCCCTTCTCGGTCATCGCCTCCCAAGGATCCTCAGGCAGCCCTTTCGGCTTACCCGGCTCCTCATCCCCGTCCCGTTTGGCAATATCCACAACAGTGGGCGTCCTTTTTAGATCACTGCTGATCGCACGGGCGCGCATGAGTTGCTTGCTTGCCTGCTGGTTCACATCCGCACTCACCGCATTCTTTTCTCTGAGTGTCGGCTCCATCACGATCTCCTTACCAGGACAGCCCAGGTTCGTTCTCGCGACTAGCCCGCCGCTTCCGCTTCCTGCTTGTCCGTATCGCTATGTCCAATGCGTCGAACAAATCATCAAGGTTGTAGCCCGGAAAGAGCACAAGCTGGTCTATCAGTTCGCTCACATGCGTGCCCCTGACTAGAAACACCCGCTTGTCCTCGAAAACGGCCGATAGCTTCTGAGCGCGAGTGACTTTATCGATCTTGGTGTGAATCGGAATCGCCCTGAGATCCTTATCGTCGTCCTTCAGGTCTCCGCGCATCACATCTTGGTAGCCGTTCGACTCGATTCCAGCACGGATCGGATCGTGCCTCTTATACATCTCCTTCCACTTCGCCTTCTGCTGCTTGAATCGTAAATGCGCTGCGTAGGCTTCAAGAACATAGATATTGCTAGTCTTGTCCTCTATACCGATCGCTACTTGCGCAAACTGGTCATTCACCTTCTTGCCAACAGCAAGATCGGTGCCCGTGAACTTCCTTAGCCCGCTGGGCACTTCGTCGGCGTCGATCAACTGACAGTCGTCGTATTGGAAGATCTCGCCCTTCATCAGCTCTGTATCGCAGAGGTGTTGAGCCGCGAAGAGGATGGCCCCCATCTTCTTTCGCTTTTTCTTGAACCACTCCGGCGAGTGCTTCTCAGGCCAAGGACTTTTCTCGTTCTCGTCCAGCCCCCGATAAATCCGATGGTGGTTTTTCAGCTCGTTTCCGATCAGATGCCCGTTCAGTTCGTCCCAGTGATAGCGAGTGCCAAGTCTGTGATGCTCCCCCCTGTGCGGCACCTCGGGATCGGGCGGCTCCAAACATGGATCGAGCGACTGGTAGTTCCAAGTTTTGAGTTTATCCCGCCGCCCCTTGGTCCGGCTGTTCTTCTCGACCACCAAGTCATCGCTAAAAATCACATCGACATGGCGTGAGGCGACGGCAGTATCGGCGCCTACGCAGGCTATACTTGCCTCTTTGGTGTGCTTCGTCCGCGGCAACACATTGATTTCTTCGGTGTCCCATTTGGTCACAAGCTGCGGATCGTAATACGGGCCGAAAATCTCAATGAGTTTTTGGTTGTTCTCGAAGTGCGGCTTGATCTCCCGGAGAAATTTCTTCGCATCATCCTTGATGTCGCTGGCTAGCAGGATCCGCAGGTTGGGATCGACCAGCAGGAGATGGATCGCCTTTACGACGGTGCAAAGTGTGGTCTTGCCGCTACCTCGATACGCAAGCTGCAAGCTGTCGGGGTGTCGATACTGGAAGGCCAACATCTCCTTGTGGAAGGACTTGACCACGTAGCCAAGGAGCTTGGCGAGAAGAACGATGCCAAGGTTCTGCTCGACAGCGTCAGCGCTGTCTAGCAGGATGTCTTGAGCTAGTTGCACCCGCCGAAGCTGATACTGCTGCTCCTCCGATAGATCGCGAGGCCGTTTCGGTCCACGCCTCAGCGGGATCACTTTTCCAACCGCGCCGTCCACGCCTACCTCGCTATCGCATCTCCGCGCCGAAGCCGCCCACGAAGACGCGCACTTTCTGGCCAGCCGCCACGCCGTCGACGACAGCAACGAAGATCTCGCGTCCGTGAACATCGACGCTGAACTCGTAGGGCACGTCCACGCCCTTGCTAGCGAAAGCCAGAGCGACATGTTCGTCGATGAACATGGATGCTTCCTCGGACCAGAACAGCACCTTGATGTCCGGGTTGGCACCGTCCACCGGCACCACCTGGATGTTGGCGAAGCGGTGCCCAGCCATGTTCATGCCGTGTGCTTGGACGGTCTCAGGCAGCGTATCCTTGGCTTCCGCGACGTAGCGGTGCAGCGAATAGCCTGGTGCCAGCATGGGCGATCGTTTGGTCTCTATACTCATGTCTCCACCTCGTCTTCTTTCGCAACACTCCGCGTCTTTTTACGCAACATTTGAAACGACCGGACGCCCGCAGAATCACAGACGCCCGGCCCTCGGCCGCTACTCGTGCGCCTCGTAGTAGCAGAGCTGGTCGGCCACGTTCAGGTCGCTGTCGGCCCCGAACGCGAACCCGTTGGCCCGCGGGGCGATGCCGTTGGTCGTGATCTTGCTCATCGTGCCGTCCGTGACGAACTTGATCGCGCTGTCGTCGGCCATGCCTCGCGTCCAGACCGCCCAGCACAGCCCTGTCTCGTTGTAGACCTTGACCAGCCTCGGGCGAAAGCCGACCGTGTCCACGTTCTTGTCCGCGCCCGTTCCGTAAAACGAGCCTACTGCCGGACTCTTCGCTCCTGAACCCATCCTACACCTCCTTTATTGGTGCATCGCTCCTTGACAGCCTTGGCACTGAGTTGGATGCCGGACCTGCGTCGTTGGACGCTGGGAGCTTGGTTATTCGTCTCGACCTCCTACCAGGTTGTAAATAACTGGTTGTCCGTGTTCGGGACAGTTTTCTTTACTTTTGGTCCCGCCCCGATGATTTCGACCCAGACCTCGGAATTCTTGACCTGCTCGATCTTAAAGTAGCCGTCGTCGTCCGTAGTCGTGTGCGTGGCGTAGTCCGTGAGCTGAACGTCCGAGACTGCCTGCGGTGTCACGGCGTACATATTCACTCTCGCATTGGTCACGGCCTCGCCTCCGGAATTCCATGCGTAGCCGTAGATCACGCAGTTGTTTGGGTGGCTCGGCGACGGCGCGGTGAAGGCAGTCCCGACGAAATTGAAAGTCTCGTCCTGGGTGACTACCATCGTCTCGGCTTCTGCGAAGCTGTACCAGTTCTTCGACTTCCGCACCTTGTATGTCCCAGCGTTCAGATAGACCTTCCAGTCGCCGTTTGAGTCTGTCCTTCCAGCCCAGATTTGGGTTGTGTTAGACTGATCGTAGATGGCAACATTGACAAACGGAATGGGAGCCGCCCCACTGTCCTGCGTGTGGATCGTGACCTCGTACAGCCCGGCCGGTGGCGTCAAGAGATCTATCTTAGCTTCATTTGCATCGATCTCCGCGATGATAGCAGTTGTGGCCTCATCCAGCTTCGCGATCACGACATCGTACTCAACCGCAGGCCCGATGGCTCCCGAGTCGGCTGGGCGTACCACAATGCGACCACCTTCCATCCCGGATTCCAGCGCCGTGTCCGGCAACTCATATTCGTGTGCGTGAAAATCCTTTTGCGTGCTCGTCACGACAGTAGCAGCTTTCTGCCAGCCGCTTCCATTCCAGTAACTCTCATCATCGTCATGTCCGTTGCTGAAATAACGAATCGCAAGGCCGATCGTGCTTGGTGTCGGATTAGCATCGCCAGTGCGCACTGTAGCCTGTACCTCGATGATCGCAGCCGTCTCTGTTTTCAAAGTCGGCATTTTTCACTCCATAGTGTCCATACTATTAAAAGCAATATAGCAGTGCTCACCAGAGTCCCCGAGACGATTGCGGACGCCAACAACACCCGACGTAGCCGCTCACTCTTGACCACGCGTCCCACCAACCAGCACAAAAGCACCGCGATAACCCAGACGACAAAAGCTACTAACAGGGCGATGTCTCTATCCATGGGCATCAGCCACCCCCGCCCATCATGAAGAAACGTTGCGCGATGCCAACGGCGGCTTCTTCGTAGTCGATTTCGAAGTAGAGCGGATGGACGCTCTCTTCCGAACTTTGCAGCCTATATTGTTGGCTGGCGTGCGGCAAGGACAGAACCATCCCATTTGGCGCACGAACAGTATCGCGCCAGAGCGGCGGCCACTCAGGTTTTAGATCGAATTGATACCATTGATTGTAACCGGGGCCAAAGGACAGGGAAGGCGGACTCCCATCCGCATCAAAGTCGGTCCCGCTGACATGGCAACCAAGTACGGGGTGTCCGGCCCAATCCAGGAATCCGTTCCTACATTGGTTCCAGCTAGCGATCGCCTCCGACCACGTGTTTGCACCCGCCACAATGTAGGCATAGAACGTCGAAGTTGTACAATAGACCGGCCAGGAAAATAAGCGAAACCCAGTGATTGTCCCGGCAGGAATACTCCCGACCGAAATTCTGATCAATGGCCGTTGTTCAATTCCTGGTGGTCTCATGTAAAGCGTTGTTGCTAACCCGTAATTCGCGCTAGGTAAAAGCTCAGATAAATAGGTGTCCTCAATATCCGTGGTGCCGGTGATCTGCACCGTGTCGTTTCCCCCGATGCTCACCGGGTAGGTGGCGTGCTCCAGGTCGTCGCGGTCAGGCTCTATCTCAATGACCTGATACCACCGTCCACCGATCGATCTTCGCTCGCCCTCCCGCATCGTCACGCGGATCGGCCGGCGTCCGTCCGGAGATTCTGGGTTGACTGTCGAGCTGTCCCAACCCATCGGCGCGGGCATGTGTAGGCGCTCCACGCCCTCAGCGTCCAGGATGTGCGCGCGGTTGTTCTTGATCTCGATGCGCATCCCATCGGCCATCCGCACTGTGTAGCGGACCACGTCGGGATGGTCCCGCTCTTC